GTTTTTATGTCTTACAAGATGAAGATCTTGGTATTGACCTGTATTCTGGTCCTTGCTCTGCCGATTTCGGCGTATTCCGTCACTGCAGAGATCGACGGCAAGGTCCTAGACCTAGATCCTTCTCCCATCGTTGAAAATGGCACAACTCTTGTCCCCATGCGTCAGATATTCGAGGCTCTTGGGGCCATAGTTGAATATGATCACGAAACAAAGACAATTGTCGCCTACAAAGGTAGTCATGGTATCGCATTGATGATTGACTATCCCAGCGCTAGGGTTTTGGACCTAGGCAGTCAAAACAAAGAATTGCTCGTCCCGCCAAAGGTAATTAACGGAGTGACTTTTGTCCCTTTAAGATTTGTCGGGGAGGCGCTGGATGCAGAAGTGACTTGGAATGGTGACACTCAGACAATCTCTATAAAAACAAAACCCGATGAAGGCTGGCGCTTAGCATCGGATTATATTGACACACTAAAAAGAGACATTATCAGGGATGCAGAGCATAGGGTTATTATCGGGGCCACCATTTATGCCAACGCCAATTACAGCGGATGGCTCACCATAGATGGCCCCCCTGCCAATGTCAAAAACCTTGAACCGATGGAAATTTGCAACATTTGGTATCAGGAATATATTTATAGTGCTTCGTATGGTGTCAAACTCAAGAGAGCCGATGGAACATATATAACTCTTGGTGACACAAGTTTAGACCCGCTGCCCACTATAGCTCATCTTGGCAATTACTTTCACCTGGTCAATCCATATGAGAAATATCCAAACTGGCCTGAATCGGTATGGAACAAAATAAAAGAGCAAAAAGTTTCTATTGGCATGACTAAGGAGCAAGTGCTTCTTTCCTGGGGGAAGCCGGATGATATAAACAAAACTATACTTACCAATCTTATGAGCGAACAGTGGGTGTACGGCGATCCATTGTATGGTGCACAATACGTCTATTTTGACAATGATGTTGTAACAGCTTTACAGGAATAATCAAATTTGCGTTTTAATTCTTCGTATTCTGCCTTGCGCTGCTCTATGGTTTTTGTGTCTTTAGGTCGGTATTTCTTGTAGCCATGTCGCCATGCCCAGCCGTCGAGCATTTTGTTTAGTTCAAACGGTGTTAGCTTCCAATATTCATCAGGCCCTAAAGCAAGGGGGCCGGTTGCCCAGAAGATTATTTCATCCCAGTCCCAGACTGGTTCTCCTTCTTCTTGGTCACCGGCCCCTTGGGGTTTTTTCCTGAAAAGCTTGTGCTTAGTGCCTCGGTTAGTTTTTCCTGCACTTCTATGATGTTTGACAAGTCTATCATTTCTCCGACCTGAGCTTCTGTTAGGTCTTTATCTTCGTGTATCAAACCTGCCCAAACCAATGTTCTGACAAGCTTTATGCTCATGTTTTGGCCTACATCTTTTAGTAATTCCATGATAGGTTTATTGAAACGGTCTTCTAGTTCGCACAGGGCGTTTAAGTCATAGCGTAGTCTGCGGGGTTTATCCAATTCTATATCAACATATCTGTATTTATTAGCCATACTTTACTCTCCTTTAAGGGGTTATAGTCAGCGCTCCGGCTCCTGTGATAGATCCGGATACAGTAGCCTCGGCATCATAAGGCCCTGCTATCGAAAGAGTGAGCCTGCCTTTGCCTGCATAAGTTTTGCCCGAAGGCATGGCCAACTGCACTTGGATTAGTTCCCTGTTCATAAAAGCAGTTTCTAGTGCTTCATAGGCCTCATCGCTTTCGACATACAGGCCGTTAAACTCTATCCCCCAGCTATTGACTCCGACTATCTCATCTGCCCAGCCATAATTATCTTTGGATGTTACATCCACGCCTGTTGAAGATAGATTCAAAGTAGCATTTCTTTGACCGCCAACAGTAGTCCATTCGGGTGTCTCTTCAGTTCCGGTATTGACTTTAACCAGTATGTCAATTCCGGTTATTTTTTCGGCTGCCATATTATTCATCCTCCTTTAGCTTTGTAAAAATAATAAAATCTAGTGGCACATGGTATACGCTTACATCATCCTCGTATATATCAGTCTCGTTTTGGTGCAAATTCTCTTTTGCATAACCATCCATGGCCAGCTTCACCTTTTCCGCTAGTTGTTTCACTTGAGTATAAGATTTTGCCCAGCATGATATTTGCACTCGGGGCCTTTCTCCGAATCTTCCTTGTTTTGTATTTATAGATGAGCCGCTCACTTGGAAGTATGTTATAGCCGGATATGTGGGGTTTTGAGGCAGTTTGACGGGATATATTCTGTCGCCTATTAATGCAGTTACTTCAAGACTATTTTCTAAGTGCTGCTTTACATCGAAAACAATCATTTGCGGCTTCTCCTTTCGATTATCTTCCTCAGTTCTTCCGCTATAACTTCCTGGACCTTTTCGATATTTTCATCATAGGCAGGGCGTAGAAAAGGGCGTGCTTTCATTTTGCTTGTGCCGTATTCGTGGAACATGCCATAAAACTGCTTTTTACCAGGCCCTATGGTCACTTCAACTTGGGTCCGGTCTTTTTCAGTTGTATTCATGCTCATATTGTCAAGGAGATCGCCGCTTTTGATTAGCTTGTGTGATTTGATATTATCTTTCGCAGCGTCTAAGACGATTTTCCCGCCTTTTCGTATACACCTTGCAAGGTCGGCGGCAACATCGTTTGATACAGATTCAAGATTTTTTATAAGCTCATCTACCCCTTCTAAAGAAATGGCCATTTCTTCTCTCGCCATTACCCCACCTCCTTGCAAACAAGGCTTAAATATCGCATTTTGCCGTCTTTGTCTAACACTGCTTGTATATCGAAAATTCTATCATCATGCACAGCTCTCATAGTAGGCTTGATGCCTTTTCGGTAGCGGATTGTTATTTCATGGCTTGATTCTGCTATGGTCTGCTGTGCTGCGAAGTATTCTCTACCCCGAAGTGCTCTTATTTCAGCCCATACAGTGCATACATCCTGCCAGTCCGTGTCAATTATTTCACCGGAAATGGGATCTCTTAGCTCAGTCAGTTCTTGGATAATGATACGATGTCTGAGTCTTCCGGGATTCATTCTTCTTCCACCTCCGGCTGATAGCAGTATTTAAGCTGTGCTAACATGCTGTCTATTATCGGTCTTACCTTTTCACTAGGTTTTCCAGTATGCTCCCTATTCTCGAACCAATCGGTTACTAATACCCAACAAAACAGTTTCGCCAAAGGGTTTTCACTATCAAACTGATTGCCGGTTGCATTCTTTAGATATTCTTCAGCGGCACCTATTAAAGATGTTATGAGTGCATCGCTTTCATCATCGTCTACAACGAGATACTTTTTTGTTTCTTCAAGGGATACAATGGCCAATTCTGTCACCCCTTTATGAAATAGAGAGAGGGAAGCTCCATCTCTCTATTTCTTTGGATCTTTATTAGCTTTTTTAGACGGCCTCTTTGGCTCGTTTTTTTGCATCAGTTTTTAACTCAGCTTTCGGCTTGGCTTCCACTAGGGCAACAATTCCAGCTTTTTCAAGTTCTTTTGCTCTTTCTTCCGACACATCAAACACATCACCCTGCATCCTGTTTCTGCAGGCCACTTTGTCCAAGAAGTGATATAAAGCTTTTACCTTAACCACCAGCCATCACTCCTTATATTTGGAGCTGGCCATACACCATAGCCGCAGCATCCCACATCTGCAAGTCATCTCTAGTGATAACCCTCAGCTCTGTGGTATCCCTGCGCCATGCATCTCCGCCCTCGGTTGTGGAAGCCAGCTCATAGACACCTCTGGTGAACAATACTGCGAATTGCTCGCCGTTTCCAATGAAGATAGGCGCTAAATCTGGTGGTCCTTGTATGGTTGGCAGGTAGCGATTAGATACAACTACTACAGGGCGGCCTTTAAATAGCTTTCTGCCAGGCTGGGTAATGTCGTCCTGCAGTAGGTAACGGCCCATCTGGTCCACCTGGGTATCCATCCAATGATAACCGTCTTGGTTGGTGATAATTACAGAGTTTAGACTAATTGCAGGGTCAAGGTCTACGTTAAGCACTTTCTTAATATCGTCGAAATTTGCAAGTTGCACGGGCTGTAAACCCTGGAGTAAGCCTGTAATCAGAGTGTTTTTTGTTACTACAACTTTTCTTGCAATCCAGTTGCTAACATAGTTGATAATATTCTGGTCGCTGTCAGCCAACAGCTCGCTGGTAAGTGGCAGATAGCCTGCTCGCTTGGTGAGCTGATACTGAATTGGCACAAACTGTGGGTTGTCCATTTCTTGAATTTGAGCGTATTCATTTACAACCTGAAGCGGCGTCATAACATTATCTGCTTCAAGCACCCTACTTCCCGAAAGAGTATTGACTGTTTCGACTCTGATATACTGCGACAGGTCATTGAGTTGCCGCATAATTTCATTGATACGGGTTTGTATATCTTGTGGCACGATGAGGCCTACATTACCAGCAGCAGGGTTTGCAGGGTCTGTGCCTTCATGCATAACTTCGCCACGGATAGATTTGTTATACTCTCTTATAATACTGCGGTCTTCTGCGGTAATTCTCTGCCTGCGTAGACCTTTCAGGAATACTCTTTTGTATTCTTCGTTTAAGTCTTTGTCAGTGCTAGCGGTGATTTGCTGTGCGTCATCGTCAACAAAGTCTTCCATGGCCTCGATTTCTTTCTGTAAGTCGATTTTCTTCTGTAGCGCTCTTACTTCTTCCATCTTTTTCTCTGCCTCGGTCACTTTGTCCTCGGCTAAAAGTGCTCTTGCTTCTGCTTTTGCAGCTTCAAGCTGCTGCAGCAATGCTCTCATTTCTTTTGTCACTTTTCATCACTTTCCTTTCTTGATTTTTGTGAATAAAAAGAGAGCCTTTAAAGCTCTAATTCCAATAACAACTTTTTCTTTTTCAGCTCGTTCTCACACTTTTTCACCCCCTCGTCAGAAGGTTTTTTAAGCTCCTCGGGTATATTCCTGTAAACTGAAAAATATTTCTCGTCAACATAAGCTGCTGCTTCTTTTGCTTCCTCGATTTCGTCAGCAAAGCCATATTCCAGGCATTCCTCTGCTGTCAGCCAGGTTTCCGCGTCTAATAGTTCAATAATTTCATCTTTCGTCAACGCTGAGTGGCTTTCGTATGCAACCACCATGCTATCTCGGATTTTATCCAGGTCATCAGCTAATTTTTTAACGTCTTCAGCAAATTTTCTCAATTCCTCGGCATTACCAGCCACTATGCCAATTGTTGCCCACGGATTATGAACCATCATCATTGCATTTGCTGGCATGATAACTTTATCACCAGCCATAGCAATCAGTGACGCAATACTGGCTGCCACACCGTCAATATAGACATTTTTCTGTGCTTTATGCCGTTTCAACATGGAATATATTGTCTGTCCGGCAAAAACATCGCCACCATAACTATTAATATAAATATTCAAGGTATCAATATCTCCTAGTGCGTCTAATTCTTCTTTGAATTGTTTGGGAGTGATTTCATCACCCCACCAAGTAACGTCTGATATCTCACCATAGATAGTCAGTTCACCGGTTTTTTCGTCAAGGGCTTTGAAATTCCAAAACTTTTTTACCTTATTCTTCAATAACCTCACCGCCTTTCTCGTATTGCTTTCCTGCCATCTCAATGGGCATCATGTTCCCGTTAATCAGCAGTCTGTCGCCGCCTTCTTTGGGTTCCAGTTCTTCTAGCGCCCTGACTTCATTAGGTGTCATGAAGCCTGATTGAATAGCAGATCGGTAAGCCTCATATCTGGTCTTCGGATCAGCCCGAAGGATGGCGTTGACGTTGAATTTGATATAGTAACCTTCCTCTAGCTCCCTATCTAAAAAGAGTTTGTATGTCAACTCCTGCTCATATCCAGTTAAAATATCCATCAGCGTGTCGATATAGAATTCGCGTTGCTGGTGCTCCACATTGGTATGAGTTGCCCGCGATAATTCGTTTATTTGGTGCATTTTAACACCGAAAGCTGCGGCAATCTGTCGGATTGTCAGTTCCGTGTTCTCAAGGAATTGCGCATCGGTCATTTTTAAGCTGATAGGCTCAAATTTATAACCTATCGGCAACAGTGCTACACGGTTGGCATTTTTAAGCCCACTAGACATTTGTTCAAATTTTTCCCTGAATGTTTTTTCCGCTTCTGAGCTTAAATCTCCAACATATTGCACAATACCTTTAACTTGCATCCCACTTTTATAGCTTTTATTCAAAAATTTGCTCGCTGCGCCAGCGTTCTCTATTGTTTCCTTCAGCACTTCAAGTGGCGTCATTCCCACAATACCGTCAAATGTAAGTCCTTTGAAATGTAATATTTCTTCTGGTTTGATCTTATATTGCTGTCCCTTATTATCGGTGTATATATACCACATCTTGCCTTTGCCTGGCAGTAGGCCCACATCATCAATCCATATCTCAACCTTTGAACTATCAAGCGGATATATACCTACAATCTTGCCCGCATTTTTACCCCTAGATGCGATATCAAGCCAGGCGTAAGCATTTCCATGTATACACCGTTGCACTTCTAAAGCTTTTTTGAAATCTCTGGCGCTCATCCATGGATTAGGGCGTATCTTTAGTAGCGAAGCGAGATCATGATTGACCTCGCCTTGTTTACCATTATTATCTTTATAGATTTTAAGTGGCAGCTTCCCTACAGCATCGGCCAGGATGCGGATACAGGCATAAACCGTGGCCTCTTTAAGGCCGTTTTTCCCTTTTAGATTCAACTCATCAAGTTCTATACCCAGGATTTCCAGAAGCCGCCTATCATTTATGCTGATTTCTTCTCTGTTTTG